TTTCTTACATTACTTATGAACACTCTGCATAACTTGTTCACGCATGTTTTGCACGATGTTATTTTGCAAATTAAACGCTTATACGATCCTAAACGTGAAATATTCACGCTTTTAGGTGATGATACAGCTATGCAATCTTTATTTCCTGATATGTACAGAAAAGTCTGCTCCATTATGGGTCATGATACTACAAGCGAAAAAGGTTCGTTATTTAACGGTGTTTCATTCTTATCGATGAAATTAACGCTATATAAAGGACAGGTCGCCCCTTATTATTGTAATATGGACAAAATGTTCGCTTCGTTGCGCTACACAACTGATGGGAATGATGAGTATTTTCAAAAATTGTGTTCTTTCTACAACATGTTGGTATATGCCCCTGCTGGTACTTTAGAGCACGAGTGGAAAAAACGCATAGAAGCCCACATATATTACTTCATACAAATGGAATTGATATCCTTGCCTTTGCTGGCATGTTTCACTCCATCTCATATGCAAAAACGAGATCGCACAGGAATGGTTTATCATTCGTTCACCCAGGGTTCAGTGGGTGGGTTGAATATATCTATCGATATGGTCACGCCTCCAATACAGAGGAAAAATAAACAAAGAAAGCCAAAAAAGGCTAACAAAGCATTAGTAAATGATAAGGTGCATGCTCCTAACACACCACATTTTGCTGTTGCTAAGATTCCGCACAGAAAAAGAAAAAAGGTCGCAAATTCTGCTATTCAGCGATACGGAGGAAGCCTCACTCCTCCACAAAAGAAAGCTCTGAGAGAGTACTGCATGCAGTTACTCTGGCCTACCAGGCCTATAAAGCTGGTACGCCCTATACCAGTTAGAAGTTTTGCTTATTTCAAAAACGGTGAAATTACTTTCGAGTCGGCTGCTAAGTACACTCAAGTAATGTTCAGACCTCATCCTTTTAGGTTTGTTGAACTCAAAACCGAAGCTACTACTTCTACAGCACAAGCCGGTCAAGCGTATGTCGTTGACTGGACCCAATTGTTAGAGAACAATCAAGAACAATTTACCTTGTTGCAAAACACAGCTCACTGGTTGTGTTTCCCTTACAGTTTAAATACTACTAACAGTTCGACTATTCCTGTTAATAAGGAGTTCGCTCCGTCACAGACTACTGTTATAGGTTACTGGGGTGATGAAGTTCAAAGCGGGTTGTATACCGGCTGGAACGGAGTCACTTGCAACGGAACCATTCAAATTTTCTTCCAAAACAAGACGCAAACCACATTGAGTGTTGCTCTCGATGTCCGAGTTATTAATGCTGACGGGTCTATTGCTGACGCCAAATTAGGAACTCCGGTTTCTATTCCTTCAGGCGACACGATTCCTGTCACGTCCGTTAGTTTGTCTACTGCTATATGTTCTCCTGAACAACTCTTTTGCCCCATGGTAAAAGTCACTGCTGCTGCTGGTAATGTTTTTCTTAAAGATATTACTTTCTCATTGAGCTCTGCTACTAGTCCTATCTTGGCTACCGGAGTTCCCACGGTAAAAAATTATACTTTCGGTGAAGCGTTATATCCCGGTGACGCTGATCTCGCTGGTAAAGTTAATGATGCATTTAAAGACTCATTACTGTGGGCTCCCGTTGCGATGGCATGTTTATACAATGTCACGCAAGAGCTTTCAGAAGCTGGAGGTAAGTTTGCAACTTCTTACCTTCCTTCTAACGTTCAATCTCGCATACCCCAAAATTTTGCTGATGCTTGGCAAACTTTGGCGACGTATGCTGCTTCCTACCCTCATGCTGAAACAGCGTTCTCCGTAGGAGCTCATGCTACCTGGATGGGTGCACGTATAGATGATTACTCGTTTAAGGTCCCTGTTGTTACAGACGACCAGATCCACGCTGAATTGATGTCGCTTCTTAGTGATATCTTCATTTCATCTCGCGCATCTAATGATCCTAACTCCAAGTTTCAATATTACTTGTCGTTCGCGGTTAGTTTCGAGATTCAAACCCTCGATCCTAGCTTCACTATGACGTTAGGTCCATCTAGCACGATGCTCACACCTTTGTTTCTCGCGATGGCTGCTGCCTCTAACGACCTTGTTGGAGAAAACCCATCGCACATGAAGAGATTGAGCGAGTTAGCCAAGAAAATTGCAGGCAACGAAGCCGTACAACAAGCTTTTAAAGCAGCTTTAGGTATTGGCATGGGTGCTCTGCTAGCCGGATAATTTCGGTGGTGTCTGTTTGATTTTTTTACACCACCTTGCTGAAATTATAAATGTTCTTCCACTCGGC